TGACGGCATCCGACAGCCCGAAGTCGTTGAACACGATCAGGTTGCCCTCTGTTGGGTAGATGCGCTCGCGAAGCCGCTGCCGCATGACCTTGCTGATCTCGAACAGGTGACCTGAGTAGGAGGTCGTGCAGTTGCTGATGACGAAGTTCGTCCAGTCGCCACGATTGGCACCCACGTCGAAGAAGGTGAAGTGATCCTTCGTACGCGCTAGGCACTGCCGGATGAGGTCTTCCTCTCCATCCAGATGCAGGTCGTAGCCGAAGCCGTTTTCCTTGTCCTCTGGCACATCCATTACCGCTCCCATCCGATGATGACGGTCTTCTGGTGGTTGACCTTGACTGTCGGATCCACCCAGATCTCATAGCCAGCCTTGCGGGCCTTGAAGCACCACGCGATGTCCTCACCGATGAGGAACTTGTCGTTGTCATCAGGATTGCCGAACCACGGCTTGGCCAAGGACTCGAACACCCCGCTCTTCACGCAGACGAAGCCGAACCCGATGGACGCGACGGTGAACGGATCGGTGAACTTGACGAACTCATGCTCGGGCATCATCTGCCCCCATGGGTTCTTGCTCATCACCACGACACGGTCAGCCATCATGTAGGCACCGGAGATGATGTCCTTGTCCGAGTAGTACATCTTGGAGATGTCTTCCACTGACCATGAGATGTCAGAGTCGATCCACATCATCTTGTCGTAGGTGAACTCCCCGTTGTAGGGGACGGTGATCTTGTTGTTGGCGTAGTAGGCGTCACCGCTGATGGTGCGCTCCCTCGTCACCCCTACATGCGAGCCACCAGCGTTGAGGAAGAACCAACTGATCCCGTCTCCCTCTAGGGCGTGGACGGTCATCAGCAGAGACTTGACGTAGCCGGGGACGAACGAGTTGCCCGGTGTGGCGAACACGATGTTGTAGTGCGGGATATCCATCATTCCTCGAATCTCTGCTGCTCTAGTAAGGATTCCTGCGTAAGTCGTCTGGACCCAAGTTCCGTGCATTTCTTGGACAACTCGATGAAGGCTCTCAGTTCTCCCGTGCGGAAACGGTAGAGAGGAGATCCCCTCATGATGGCTCCCTGTCTCTCGGCCTTATGGATGAGCGAGTCGATCTCCATCGCTCGTGCGTAGTAGGCCGTGGCGACTTCCATCATGGCGAGATAGGGAGAGTCGATGGGCGAGTCGTCCCTGCCCAAGAGGATGTTCTTGTACTCCTGAAGTTCGTCAGACAGGTCATCTACGTCGTCCAGACCAAGCCCGATCTCAATGGACAGGAGCCTGCGGCCCATCTGGGCGTCCTTGGGTGTTCCCCTGCGTATCTGAATAGCCATCATGCCCTCGAAATGGAGTAGTGATCGTTCTTGAAGATGTGATCGATGAGGGCTTCGTGCCAGCCCACCATCCCCTTCTTCTTGTTGGTCCACTCGATTTGGAAGTCGCAGCCCACCCATCCGCATCTCTGCTGGATGTGATCGCCCTTGTAGCAGTACTTGGGGAAGAAGTGGTTGGGCATCAGGGCCGCTATCTGCTCCCTGCTCAACGAGACGCTCACGACTTCACCTTCGGCCACATCTTGGTCTTCAGGCAGACGTCCCGGTAGGGACACTGCCGGTACTGGGTGCCCTCCTCAACCTTGCAATCGGGGAGGATCCTCGGCAGGGCCTGCGCTTCAGCGAACTCGTTCAACTGGACGAACCTGACCTCTGCCTGCTTGATGAGCAGTTCGTTTCGGTCAACCCGGAACTCTCGCCACTCACCCGTGTTCTTGTTCTCGTAGATGATCGAGAAGTGATCGATCTCCCCGAGATACATGTAGTTGTGGACCTGATAGAGATGTCCCTCCAGAGGACCGAACGACGTCACCTTGCCGAAGCCACGGTCGTTGATGGACTTGAACTCCAGCCCGCCACCTGTGTAGAGGACGCCGTCCATCGTCCCGCCAGCATTGATGTCGTCCCGGTCAACCGGGACCTCAGCCTTCTCCAGCCAGCCCTCCGTCAGGCCCTGCATCTGCCACTTGAGGTGCAGGAAGTTTCCGGTGGCGAAGATGTTGGCCAACTTGGAGTCGATGTCAGGACGAGCAGGCATCCCGATCCACTTGAAGATCTGGGCACGGGTGCAGGTGGTAGCGCTGCTGGCTCGGAACATCTTCTTGCGCAGACGCTGTGAGCCGGTGACACCAGCCAGTTGCTGACGAGCGAAGTGCAGAGCCTTGTCGGAGTAGACAGGATTGGAGTTCTCTGTCAGCCACCTCTCATGGCGCACGGTTACTGGAAGGGATGTCTGGACAGCCTTGACCTGATCCTTCAGCGACATCTGTTCCCCGCATCAATGAGTTCCTTGGCGAACATGGACACGGCATTACGCCATTCATCGGAGATGTTCCCTGTTGGCATGTTCAGGAAGATGGTGGCCAGAGCGAACGCATCATCAGCGTCCATCCCCACCATGACGTACTTCTTGTGGTGGGACTGCGTCCCCTGATTGTGAATGTCCAGAGCAGTGCTGACAGTGATCATGATTCCTCCTTTGGGTACTTGCGGGACAAGAACTTGTCTGAGCCTTGGTAGACGACGCGACCGTTCTCGGTGTGGACGTATCCGTCGATGAGCAGCCCTCTCTCGTACGCATCGCCACCATCGGCGGCTTGGTGACATCTGGGACACAGAGCCAGAAGATGGAGCGTCTCTCCGATGCCGTCCAGCACTGCTCCGCCACGAGCGCGGGTGAGAGCGTGGTGAATCTCTACTGGACCCATCCAGCATCGGGACCATGTGTCCCTGACCTGAACGAATCCCTCGCAGCGTCCACCGGAGCGTTTCCTAACCTCTTCGGCAGGAGTCATTTCTCCCCCATCCAGTCGAAGCGGCCCCAGATGGCCTCTCCATCAGTCATCTCTCCGGTCTTCTGGTAGTAGCCGACCTTCATCGCCGGGAGAGTTGCGTCGAAATCTTCAGTCAGGATCACACTCATCGCGGAGACGATAGGGACGAGATACTCCCAAGTTCCGGCCTTGACCTTGATCCACTTGCCGTCATGAGGACCGCCGTAGCACTGCATCCAGTTCTCAGAAGTGACCTTGTAGTTGCTCACAGTCCCTCCAAGGAGTCCATCGCGCCGGATGCGAACAACTTGCCCACGACACCTACGTCCTTGTCCCCGCCGTTGAGGAAGGGTCCTGATCCCGACACCTTGGTCAGGCGGCAGAACTCCTCAACGGTCTCGAATCCCTCTACTGGGCGAGCAGAGATGATCTTCTTGGCTGTCGGCTCACCGATGCCGTCAATCGCCATGAGGCCCTTGCGGATGGTGGTCTTGCCGTCCACGCTGTAGGAGACGTCGGATGCGTTGACGTCAGCCCTGCGCATCCTGATCCCCTGCTCGCGGACCATCCTTATGTAGTCCTTCTCCTTCGGTGTCCCCGCTGCCACAGCAAGTACAGCGGCGTAGAACTCCGTGGGGTGATGAGTAGCCAGATACGCACTGCGGTAGGCGGTGAGTCCGTAGGCAGTGGAGTGCGCTTGATTGAAACCGTATGCCGCGAAGCCCGTGGCCGACTCCCAGAACCATTCCCAGTCGCGCTTGGTGAAGTCAGCATCGACAGCCATCGCCCAAACCATCTCTCGATACCCATCGATGACCTTCCCTGCGTTGCCGATATTGGAGTTGGACGCCTTGACGGACTTGAGGAACTTGGTGAGGTTGTTTGCGTCCATGCCCAACTGGCGAAGGATCGCAATGACCTGTTCCTGAAAGAGCAGGATCCCGTAGGTCTCACGCGTCTGCTCGTCAAGCATGGGGTTGCGTGGAGGGTTGTCCTCCTCCTTGTGCTTGCGGCGGATGTAGGTGTCCGTCGCTCCAGAGTTCATCGTGGCGGGGCGGAACAGCGCCATGGCAGCGATGACGTCCTTGATGCTGGTCGGGCGCAGTCTCTTGCAGCCCTTCTGGGAGGTGTAGCCCTCCAGTTGGAACACTCCTCCTGTGTCACCTGCGGACAGGCGGGCGAAGGTAGGACGGTCCGACAAGGGGATCCAGTCCAGTCCGCCGAAGACGTCCTTGCCAAGGAAGTCCATGCACTTGTGGAGGACGTCCAGCATCTTGACCCCGAGGGCATCGAGTTTCACCAGTCCCAAGGACTCAATGTCGTCCATCTCGTACTGCGTCACCCACGTATCGGATGACGCGACGAGCATCAGGGGGACGAGCGAGGAGAGTTCGTCATCCGTTGTGGTGACGACGAGACCTGCCGCATGAGTGCCATACGATGCAAGCGGCTTGCAGTCTGCGATTGCATGGAGCGCATCGCGATCCTGCTGAGGAACGTCTTCCCAACGTAGAGCGCCAGAATCCCTGCGACGATTCCCAGAGTAATACTTGACGAGTACAGAGCCCTTTGACCCCTCATCGCTGTCATCGTCCCCCTTCATGGAGTATTCGGAGAAGGTCCCGATCTGCACGACGGCGTACTTGGTCTGCGCCCATGCGATCAGTTCCTTCCTGCGCTTGGACTCAACGTCCAGATCGATATCCGGTGGCTTGGTCCGGTCGCGGCTGATAAACCGCTCGAAGGACAGGTGCCACTTGATCGGGTCCGCCTGCGTGATATCCAAGAGCCAGCAGACAAGCGATCCGGACGCAGAGCCACGCGCCTGATAGAAGATCTTCCTTCGCTTGCATTCGTCGGTCACCTCCTTGACGAGGAGCAGGTACCCGGCCATGCCGGTGTCCTTGATGACAGACAGTTCGTCATCCAGACGGGCTACGTACTTCTTCTCCAGATGCAGTCGCATGTTCTCCATGCGTAGCGAGCAGGCCGTGGCCAGCGTCTTGTCAGGATCAGCCGTCGTGAACGGGATGTTGTAGTGGTAGGTGTCTAACTGGGGGATGGAAAGAGAGTGGGCTGAGAGTAGGTCGGCCAGTCCTGCCTCACCGTAGGCGTACCGCTCGGGGTGATGGTGCCCCCTGAGCCATTCTTCATCTGCGAGTCCGAATCCGTCTCCGGGGAAAACAGCGTCATCTGTGTCGTTCCCGAAGGCCACGAGTCGTTTGAGCGCATTGTGTGTCTCCTGATCTGATTGGTGACAGTAGTGACTGTCCTGTGTGAGTACTGCTGGTATGCCCAACGCCCTAGCGTGGAAGAACAACTCGTCAGCAAGGCCGTCGTCGTTGGTTCCGGTGGGATGTTCGATGTTGTGGTTCTGCAGTTCGACGTAGAACTTGTCGAACCACTTGTTGTAGGTGCTCATCAACTGGACGGCTGTGACCTGATCGCCGTTGGCTATCCCCTGAGCGATGAAGCCGAAGTAGCAGCCGCTTGTTGCCGCTATCCCCTTGAGCAGGCCAGCCTCGCTCAACTCAGCGAGGTCAGCGTGGTCCAGCAGGGGCTTGTGGTAGAAGTTCTTGTAGGACAGGGTGCTCAGACGCACGAGATTCTGGTAGCCCTGCGTGGTGTAGGCCACCACGCACATGTGGTGACGCTTGGCCTTCTTGTCATTGCGGTCGTGCACCACGTACAACTCAGTGCCGGGGAAGGGCTTGATGCCCGCCGACATGGCGTGCTGGTACAACTGGACCGTGCCCGACATGTTGCCGTGGTCAGTCAGACCAATGGCAGGCTGCCCGTAGCCAGAGACCGTCTTGACGATCTCCTCAACAGTGGGCAGCGCGTCATTCGTGCTGTGCTTGCTGTGGGTGTGCAGATTCCAGATCACGTACATTGGCCCGACTCGAACGGGCAGGTAGCCAACCGTGCCTTCCCACTTATCACGGCTCTACGCAATGTGGTTGCTACTCGGACGCAGAGATCAACGCCCGAATAACGTCACTCTTCTTCGCTGTGCTGGGCACCTTGACGTTGGCGCGCTTGGCCAGATCCTTGAGTTCGACCAGACCCATCTCGTACAGCGCATCCTCGTCAATGACTACCGGGCCATCATCCTCTGCGGCAGCAGGCTCCGGGTCAGAAGGGAAATCTTCCTTCTTCTCCTCTTCCTCATCAAGGTCATCGATGTAGACCTTGCGCTCACGAGGCTTGGCAGCAGCCTTGACGATGGGGGAGTCTTCCGCCTCGCCCCAGATCTCGTCGTAGGACGAGGACAGGATCTCCTGAACGTCCAGAGCCTTGGCGAGCAGATCCTTGAGATTGACGTTGTATCGCTCGTCGGACTCAATGTCGTACTCGGTGTCCATGCCCTTGCCGGACTTCATCACGACGTAGTCGCGATTGGTGATGACGCCCTCGTTGCGCTCAGCGCGTGAGAACACGCGCTTGGCAAGGCTCATCGGGATGCGGAAGGGCAGGACGAGATCCTGCTTGACCAGCCAGAGATTGGTGCCGTACTTGCGGGTGGCCCGCTGCACGGACTCAACGTCGCTGGTGCAGCCGGGGCAACTGTCGCGATCCTCTGTGCAGGGGAACGAGCGACGGTCGGTGGTGTAGTGCTCGCGGAAGACGATCCAGTCGTCAGGCTCCTCGATGAAGCGAATGACGGTGTCGCCGTCCTTGAAGTTGCGCAGGTACTTGCCGTCGCTCTCCATGATCGGAGGGGCATCAGCCTTGCGCTGTCCGAATGTCAGTCCCATCTCACTTGCCTCCTGTGTAGTTCTGCACGGTCGATGCCGTTTGTGCGCAGATTTCGATTACCTTGTCGTTGACGTACGTAGACAGAGCCTCTAG